GCATCATTAGCAAGTTGTTGTGCTCTTAATAATTCTTTTGGATTATCAGCCATTTTATAATTTAAACCTATCTAATTTCACTGGTTTAGCATTAGGATCACTCTTCTTTAATTGTGCATTTGCTGCCTTTTCAAAATCAGATAGAGCTGTGTCTAATTTTTTTAATTGTTTCTGAAACTTTTTGTCTTTTTTTAATGCCTTTTTCAAGAAGAATTTTTTGACTATAGCGTCAATTATACCTTCTTTCAATATTGATTTGTTACTCATAAACGACATGATACAGTTCTCCTATATACATTAATAAATATAAAGAAAAGAGTTATTTAGGGGAAAATCTACGAGGGATTGTTGATTGTGGTTTTGGTTGTGCGTTATCTATTTGTTCTTTTTCTTTCTTTTTAAAATCCATAAACTCTCGTAAATAAAAGTTTTTTAAATGAACAGGCATATTGTAGACATCACTAAATGTGAAGCCAGGTGTTCCATAAATAAAGTAAAATATAGATTGATGTATGTCTAATTTATTAGACGGACTTAGGCCAAAAAAACTCAACTGTAAGTGGGATTGACACACTCACAGCTTCACCTCCTATTTGGATTTCCGATGTCAAATCAATATCGGGAGAAATTTCAGTAATGTAATTTCTCAATGCCATAGAATCACGAGCTAACATATTTTGTGAAAACACAGATATGGTTTCTGGTTTATTATCACCGTCTACTTCTGTAATTGTATAACGAAGTCTTGTTGTTATCTCTGAATTATACCCAACTTTTTTGGATTGTTCTAGGTCTTTTTCAATTAGTTTTTCTTCAACACCTGTAAGGAGTTTAAATTTTATTTTATTTTTCCCAACTGGTGTTTCGTAATCAAAAGAATTGTTACTATAATCGACACCATCGACTGCCTCTTTGAAAGGACACTCAGTAAGGTCAAATGTATGTTCAATTTTTTGTTCTAAATTGTTTGGATTGGCTACCTCACAAGTATAGTGTGGACCATAGGCAAGAATACGAGCGGCAACTAATACTGCATTCTTATCACCTAAAACCAATTGTTCTTGTTTGACACCTTGTGTAACTATCAAACTATCTAATAATTTATCAATAACCACACCTTGTGTGATAAGATTTTCCGACATAAGAATGTCTTCTTCTTTTGTGGTCATGTATTTTAATTCTAATTTACCTTCAGCAAGTGGTGAATCTTTTGGATATAATTTTCCACCAGATGGTAAATCTATAACTTCCGTAGGGAACTTATGTTCTGACATTATAACTCCTTAGTGTTTTTATAACTATGTACTACTTAGAACCGAAGATTTTTGAAAAGAAACCTTTCTTCTTTTTAGCAGCTTTCTTCATTTTCTTCTTCTTGGTTTTCTTTTTCTTTTTTATTTCTTCCATACCAGCCATGTTCATTTCCATAGCATTAACAGTAGGAACAGCACCGAAAAGAATAAAACCAGAAAGGATTAATTTAAGTATGTTTTTCATTAGAACTCCAATATAGCGTAATCGTATCTTAGGGTTAGTGTAATTTCAACAGGATTAGAATCAGTAAAATCCAAATCACCAAAAGCAGCATCTGAGATGTAAGTACCGTGTAGTGTCCACTTTTCAATAATGTCACCTACAGGTCCTAAAACTTGAAAAGTAACATTTTTCTTATAAGTGTCTTGATACCCATCACGACCAGTAGAACTTTCATGATGTAGTCTTACCCAATCTATTACAGCTGAAGCAGCTGAAGGTACAATCGGGTCATACAAAGTAATCTGTAGAGTTTGCCATCTACCTTTACCTTTTACATACTTTGTGATGTTCATATGTTCCAAAACAACTTCATCAAAAGTTATTTGTGGTCTTTGCATCGTCTTGATTGTAAAAGCAGGTATGCCTGTATCTCCAAGCTCCATGATAAACCGATTTTTTAATTTCGGTTCATACGGTGTGTAAAATAATTCTTGTGGTGTTACTGTTGCCATTATTTATCTCCTATAGTAATAAATATCTATTTCCCTAAAAACTATTCAGGAAAAGCAGCGCCTGTCGGTTGAACAACAAAGTCTAGCACAATAAATTCAGCAGCCCTTGTTGGTTGTATAAATATCTGTCCTATCAATTGATTTCTATCAATTGTCTCTTGTGTATTGTTACTATTATCCATCACAACTCTAAAAGCACTCAATCCACTATTAGCTTGAACTTCTTCCATATAAGGATTTACAAGATTTAAGAACTGATTTCTTAATGAATTTGTATTTTGTTCAAATAGAAGATTTCTTGATGAACTTGCAACAAATGTTTTTAGATTAATTAACAATCTTCTTACATTTACTCGGTCAAGAGCAGAAGCTTTCTTCTGTGTTGTTTTCTGTCCAAAGACAGTAACACCTTGACCAGGAAAAGTAGCAATCGGATTGACATTTGATTCGTAAAGTGAATCACGATTAGCTTGAGTTAATTTTCTATATGCCTGTACAGCACTATCAATTCCACCTCTGTTCAATCCAGCAGGAGCAAACCAAGGTTGTCCGACCACATCGTTAAAATGATAAACCCCAGCAATCACAGTTGATGGTGGAACATATCTATTAACACCCAAAGAAGCATCTTGTATCTGTACCCAAGGATAGTAAGTAGCAGCATAACTTGAGTTACGAGCTTCAGTATTTGTTTTAGCAGTAGCTACTGAGTCTGTTTTTGAAGTATTATCATAAACTAAGAAACAATCAGTTCTATCTTCACATAGTTGAATAGCATCAGTTATGACTACACTATGATTAGCAAGTTGATCAACAACTCCAGGTAAGAACAGTAAGTTAAAATTATACTCATCTTTATTTCCTAATAAACTTAAGGCAGTTTTATATCCACCAGTTCCTACAGTATCGGAACTTACTGACATATTAACACCTTGTGAATTAGTAGCACTTATATTATCATAAAAATTAAAAGGGTGGGTAATCTCACCACTACCAAAGTCACCAGCAGTTTGTTTACTTCCACCAGTTACGTCACCAAAAGCACCACCGTAACTTCCGCTACCTAAACCTGGTAATGAAGCACTTAAAGCATTATCGGTTAGATTACCGTTTTCATCTAAATAATTTGGTGTCTTTTTAGCTTCAACTAAGTTACTTACCCTAACATATTTAGACTTATTTGGAAATTCACCAACAGGTCGTAAATAAGCAACTCCATCTTCTGTAGCAACTTCGGTTGTTTGATTACCAATTCTTCTTAAAATATAATCAGTAGATTCTGGATCTAAAGATAAATTAGAATGTGTCTCAAGTATTCTCTTTTTCTTTATAGTATCATTACCTTGTCTAATTAAAAGAGTAAATGTACCTTTAGAATTATTTTTATTGGATATTTCCCAACGGAAGTTATCAGCACGACCACCAAACGATCCCGAAGTAAAATGGTTGTTACCAATAGAACTTGTTAGTGGTGTAAGTATTTGATCTGTTCCAAGTGAACTTGTATTATTAAATTGTGGTCCATTACCTAAAGCTTCAAGTGTAAACACAGTTTGTCCAGTTGATGAAGCTGCTGTACCACCCTCTAATGTTAGTACATCACTCATGTTGGCATCAGAACCACTATCTACAGTTATTGAATTACCAGAACTACCAGCTGAAGAAGCAGTTAGTTGTAAAGCTGTTGTAGCATCTGTTGCTGTTACACCAATATTTGCAGCATTAATTTCTGCTACTAAATTATCTAAATATGTCGCGGTATTTGAACCAGTTAAATGAAAAAATATAGGTGAACTATCAGCTACACTACCAGTGCTTGAAGCAATAAATCTAAATTCTGTTCCGTCTACTGTTATTTGAACTTCATCATTTACTGACTGACCAAAAGTTCCAGCAATAGTAAGTGAACCACTAGCTTTATTTCCATCAACTGCTGTTCCACTTGTATTTACAACAGCAGTAGCCTTATTTAAACTCGGTGTACCAACTCTCACAACAGTAAGAGGACCACCTTGTCTTAAATATTCTTTAGCAGTATGTGATGTTAAATATTGAAATTTGTCACTACCACTTTCAATCAACTCACCAAAAATATTAATATACTCAGAATATGAATTAACTACGGTTGGTTCAAGGATAGGACCTTTTACAGTTGGACCGACAACAGCAGCTCCAACAGGACCTGGAGTTGCGGGTAAAAACGATTGGTCTATTTCATTTGTAAATACACCTGGTGATAGAATTTTTTCAGCCATTTGCTGTCTCCAAAAATTAGGTAAGATTTAATACAATTATTCATATATAAATATTACCTAATTTTGGAAAGATAGGGAAAGTTATTTTTATTTTTCTTCTTCGGAAGGTTGAACCTCTACAGACGGAGTAAATACTCCTGTTTGTGGATCTAATGAACCAGGTCCATACTTGTCGGTAATTGACTGAAGAGTTTCTTGTTCTTCTTTTTTAAGAGCTTCTAACTCTTCGTGAAGTTTAAACTCTTCTTCTTCAACTGCTTCAGATTGTTTCTCTAAGTTAATCTTAGCAATTGCCAACTGACCAAATCTATTTGTAATTCCGTTAGACTTAGTAGAAAGTTCTTGAAGAGATTGTAGTTCTTCTTCTGTAAATTTAACTTCTGACATATTAATAACCTCTAATTAGTTTGTTATAACAATTATATACATATATAATTATAAAAGTTTTTCAGAAAAAGTGACTTTTTTTGGTGTGTAAGCTCTACCCAATTCAGCAGTTTTTCCAAAAACATTATCAGTAAATTCAGGTATCATATACCCTTTGATAGTCATACTGAATTCGTTTCGTATAATTCTCTCACCTTGAGATTCCATTTCTATTTCATTTGATATATCACCATCAAGTGATGATAGAAAACGATAACTGGTTTGGTCGCCAAAGTAAGTTTCTAAATGTTCTATCCAAAGTGTATTTAAATCATTCATCTGTTCGATAAAAGATGTCATCATAACAATACTATAGTTACATCTTACAAAGTCTGGCATACCAGTTTTGACAAATTCTTGAACTGGTTTTTGACCTGTTAAAACAGCAAACCTATCGTATCTATTATTTTTACTCCAACCACTACTTGAACGAACAACAGATACAAATCTTCCTCTTACATCGTTATCAAATGAAAGAGGCATAGCATCATCAAACCCCACCGATGTTCTTTTTATCACTATCATCGGTAATATTAGTACGCCGTTTTTATCTCTTAGTGTTCCTCTAGCTTTTATAGACTTCCATCTTTCTTCGTTACCATAGAGAACAGGCACAGAAATAATCTCGTTTTGTTCTCTTACCTTTGGTTTCATTATGTTTCGGATGTGTTT